ACATTTTAGGCTAGTGCAACTATATAATAGTGTGTAAGATGCCATTCGGGTCTTACGATAAATCTTAACCTTGCCCTTAAAGGAGGTCAATATGACAAACTACTTCGATCACACATTCGCACAATTCCCAAAATTTGATAAGTTCTTCATTGGATCAGACAGGCTGCTAGCCAAGGTCCAGGAAGCGGTGGAGTATGCATCTAATACTGCTTCATCAGCTTATCCTCCAATCAATATTAAAAAGACAGATGACAATAAATACTTACTAGAGATGGCAGTTGCTGGCTTTGGTAAGAACAGCATTGAGATGACACTCGAGGACAACAAGCTTCGTATTGCTGGTAAAGCAGAATCTTCAGACGAAGCATCAGAATATCTTTATAAAGGTATTTCTAATCGTCCTTTTGAGCGCACATTTATGCTTAATGATGACGTTGTAATTAACAACGCACAATATGTTAATGGTCTTTTGAAGGTTTGGTTAGAACATATTATTCCTGAAGAAAAGAAACCAAAGAAAATTCATATTGAAGATGAATTACCTGCAACTCCTGAGCTATTAGCAAAAGGAAAGAAGTAATGTATCTTTTTAATCAGGCAATGAAGTGGCTACGCCGCACATTCGCCTACAATACAGCTTATCATCAGCTGTATACGCTCTCGGATCGTGAGTTAGCTGACCTTGGTATTGCACGTGGTGATATACATCATGTTGTTATGAAATCTGTAGTACAACGTATACCAAGCCAAGCTTTCTAACGACTAAATAGAGGGGAAGAAATTCCCCTCTATCATTTTAGGAGTTTATGATGGCTATAACAAAAGAACAACTACAATCGTTCTTTGAAGACACTGGCGAAGATGTTATTAATTCCTTCGTTGATCCTCTCAACAAAGCAATGGACAAATTTGAAATTAACAATATAAATCGAATTGCTATGTTCCTTGCACAAGTTGGTCATGAGTCAGGTGGACTTACAAAGACACAAGAAAATCTCAACTACAAACCAGAACGTCTTGCACAAATCTTTCCAAAGTATTTCCGCGATGTAAATCCAGAAGATTACGCACACAATCCAGAAAAGATTGCTAATCGTGTTTACGCTGATCGTATGGGTAATGGAGATGAAGCATCTGGCGATGGTTACAAATTCCGTGGACGTGGTCTTGTTCAGTTAACTGGACGTGACAATTATACTAAGTTCGCTGAAGCTGTAGGAATGGACGCTGATTCAGTTGTTGATTATATGGCAACACCAGAAGGTGCTGCTATGTCTGCTGCTTGGTTCTGGGACCAACACAATCTAAACAAGTGGTCAGATGAAAAAGATGTTGTTACAGTAACAAAGAAGATCAATGGTGGTACGATTGGTCTTGAAGAACGCAAACAGCTTTTCGAAGAAGCACTCACAGTTTTTGCTTGACATCATTACACAAATAGGCTAATATAACTCTATTAGCCTATTTTTCTGTTTGGAGAAAAGATGAAGTTCTATACAAACGTTTACCAGCGTGGTGATAAAATTTATGTTCGTGGTTATGAGAATGGTAAACAAGTAGAGTTCATCGAACACTATAAACCTTATCTGTTTTTGCCAAAAGAAAACGGAGCATGGCGCACACTAAACAATAAAGAAGTTGATAAGATTCAATTTGACTCTATTAGTGACGCAAGAGACTTTACTAAAAGATATGAAGAAGTAAGCAACTTCGACTATTATGGTCTCACAAATTACCAATATGTATTCATGTATGACTATTACAAAGGCGAGATTCAATATGATCCTGCTTCTGTATCTCTTGTGACTATTGATATTGAGTGTGCTGCTGACGAAGGTTTTCCAGACATTAGCAAAGCAGATAAAGAGATCACCGCTATCTGTTTGCGTAAGAATGGTAAGAGCATTGTCTTTGGTTGTGGCGAGTTTAAGACTGATGATGAGTCTATTACCTATGTAAAGTGTAAAGATGAAGCAACTCTACTTGATAAGTTTCTCCAAGTTTGGAATTTTAAATCTTGGAAGCCAGATATTGTTACTGGTTGGAACATTGAACTTTTTGATATTCCATATCTTGTCAACAGAATAAAAGGAGTATTAGGTGAAGCTGAGGCGAAAAGATTATCTCCGTGGAAGATGTTGGAAGAAAGGGAGATTGAGTTTAAGGGTAAAACAAATCAAACATACTCTCCCATTGGCATTGCGGTCTTGGACTACTACCAATTATATCGCAAATTCACGTTCGGCAATCAAGAAAGTTATAAATTAGATTATATAGCACAAATAGAGATTGGTGAACGTAAGATTGATTATTCCGAGTATGGCAATCTACTTGAACTTTATAAAAAGAACTTTCAAAAGTTTATTGAGTATAACATCTATGACTGCGCTCTTGTTGAACGTCTAGATAAGAAGTTAGGCTTTATACAACAGGTTATGGCATTAGCATATGACGCTAAGGTTAACTATAATGACACAATGACAACCGTTCGTCCGTGGGATGTTATCATTCATAACTATCTGCTCGATCGTCGTATTGTCATTCCACAGTTTAAAAGAAAAAGCACAGACAAACATCTTGTTGGAGGTCATGTTAAAGAGCCAAAACTAGGATTGAGTAAGTGGGTTGTGTCGTTTGACTTGAACAGTTTGTATCCACATCTTATTATGCAATACAATATCAGTCCTGAGACATTTGTAGCACAAGTAACTAAACCGCCATCGATAGAAAAATTGTTACAAGGCGATTATAACTACAGGCACAATCCAGAAGTTTCAGATGGCGCTGGTTGGTCATGGACAGCCAATGGTTGTTGCTACAGAAAAACAAAGCAAGGGTTTCTTCCTGCTTTGATGGAAAAGATGTATGATGATCGCACCAAGTATAAAAAGAAAATGATTGAGGCGAAGCAACGATATGAGCAAACAAAGTCCAAAGAAGATGAAAGACTAATTGCACAATATCATAATATGCAGATGGCAAAAAAGATTCAGCTAAACAGCGCTTATGGTGCTCTTGGTAATGAATACTTTCGTTGGTTTAGTTTTGAAAACGCCGAAGCAATTACAACATCTGGTCAGCTTTCTATTCGTTGGATCGAAAAGAAGATGAACGAGTATATGAACAAAATTTGTAAAACAAATGGCGTTGATTATATTATTGCTTCTGATACTGATTCTATCTATGTTACGTTTGAAGAATTGATTCCTAGCAGTTGTGATGACTTAGAAGCAGTAAAAACGATTGATGAGTTCTGCGAGAAAAAGATTCAGCCATATATGGCAAGGTGCTATCAAGAACTTGCGATTATGATGAATGCTTATCAACAGAAAATGGAGATGAAGCGAGAAACAATCGCCAACAAAGGTATCTGGCGTGGTAAGAAGATGTATATTCTTAACGCATGGAATATCGAAGGTGTTCAGTTTAATGAGCCTAAGTTAAAGATACAAGGCATTGAGGCTGTTCGTTCATCTACTCCGCATGCTTGTCGTGAGAAGATTAAAGAAGGTCTTAAAATAATTATGAACAAAGATGAAGAGACTTTGCAAGAGTTTATCGCACAGTTTCGTGAAGATTTTTCTTTAATGCCGTTTGAACAAGTTGCGTTTCCACGTGGTGTGAAAGGCATGAACAAATATATAGGTAGAGGTGGTGAGATATATGTTAAAGGTACTCCTATTCATGTGAAAGGATCTTTAATCTTTAATCATCTACTGAAGGAATATAAGATTAAAAATATACCACCAATTCAAGATGGAGATAAGATTAAGTTTGCTTATCTTAAGACGCCTAACCATATAGGCGAGACTGTTATAGCAGCAGCTGATTATTTACCTGAAGAATTTAATCTTGATGATATGATTGATCGTAAATTACAGTTTGAAAAGTCTTTTCTCGAACCTTTACGTTCAATTACAGACGTTATCAATTGGCAAGTAGAAAAAACATCAACATTAGAGGACTTTTTTGCATGAGTAATTTAGACAACGACTTTGGCTTCAGTCTAGTATCAGAAGCCGAACTTAAAAAACATGAAGAGATGCTCAAGAAAAAAGTCGAAGAGCAATCTAAGATTGTCGTAAAAACAGCATTGGACAATCAAGCAAAGTTGCAAGGTCTGCGTGATATGATCATGCCATTATTAAACAATCTAGCAGCAGATCCAGATAAGGAATATATCCTTTGGCCAAATCGTGCTGACAAGGTTGCCGCATTTATCAAGAAAGTAAATGATTACGTAGATGGTTAATTACCTAGCTCTCTTGGTGGCCTTTACGGTTTCAGGAGTATCAGCCTATTACTCGATCATAGGATTGACTGCTATATTCTCAGCAGCATTCTATCCTATTGTTATTATGGGTGTAGCCTTAGAGCTTGGTAAGTTAGTAACAACGAGTTGGTTATATCGTAACTGGAAAACAGCACCTTTATTTCTTAAGTCATATTTGACTATTGCAGTTTTTGTCCTTATGCTTATATCAAGCATGGGTGTCTTTGGTTTCTTATCAAAAGCGCATATTGACCAACAGTTAAACATTAACACCGGACAGGCAGACCAACTTGAGATCATACAGTCTAGAATTGCGAGTGAGAAAGAAGTAATTGCAGACCTTGACAAACAGATAGCGCAAATTGATGCTGCTATTAACAAGATGACTGATCGCGGGCAAGCGCAAAGCTCTCTTAAAGCAGCAGACCAACAGAGGAAAAATAGAGATGGTCTCGTCAGAAAAAAGGAAGATCATAATAAAACCATTGCCGAGCTCACCCAACAGCGAGTCACAACACAGTCCTCAATCAGAA